GTAATCTCGCGAGTCGCGCCGATCCGCTCATAGAAGTCGATCGTGCGGGCGCCCGGCGTCGTGATCCCGGCGGGGAAGTCGGCTTTGTAACGGTACGAGTCCGCCGGCGTCTCGGGCGCGTCGATGCCGTAAGTGCTCCAGTCGGCCACGACCAGCGCCACCTCCGCCGCGCCGTTCCACATCAATCCGGCCTGATCGGTGATCGTCGAGTAGATCGTCGATCCCGTGGCCGTGTGTTTCAGTTGCAGTTCATCAGCCATTTTTCACCTTAGAGAATCCCGGCGCCGCTGATGATCTGCGGCGGCGTGACGGGCTGAAGGTTGCCCGCGTTGATGACCGCGACGATGTCGTCCACATCGCCCTTGAACGCGGCCAGTTCCGTCGCCCCGTTGCAGTGGGCCAGATACACAAGCAGGCCCTTGTTGGCGGCCACGGCGGTCAATCGGGTCGCCAGCAGCGCGGCGCCGTCCTCGTCGCCCTGGGCGGACATGAAACCCCAACGCGTATCCCACAGCGTCCGCGTGCTGAGCCGCCCGGTCCAGCCCAGCCCGCCCGTCACCCAATCGCAATACGCCGGCAGAAGCTCGTGTATGTCCTCCTTGGTCAGGTTGGACGTGCCGTGTTGGGAGAATATCCGCATGCCGTCGGCAAAGCCGTTTCTCGCCAGCCAGTCCTGCCCGGCGATAATCGTTGCTTCCTTCTGGCCCTGGGACATTGATGCCCAACTTGCCGCACCCGGTCCTAGTCCATAAAGGCCAATCACATGCCCTGCGTCGTGCAGGTCGTGTAATTGGGCCAAGGTCAGATAGTTCGCCAGTCCCACCCATTGTTGTGGAGCTATGTTGACGAACGCCCGCAAGAGGCCGTTTGTCGTGGCGTGGGTGAGATTCTGGGCGGCGAGATACGCGCACGCCTCCCACTGATCGTCGATGCCGCCGTCGAACACGAATGTAACCAGCCCCTTCGCGTTTTTGGGGTTGAAGAAACGGATTTCGTCGACGACCACCGTCGGCGTGTTGGCCGCGTCGTTGACCTTCATTGAGACGTAGATGCGATCCAGATGCGTCAGATCGGCCTCGCCGCCGATGGTGCTGTTGTACTCGTTCAACGGGAACGTGACCTCGTACCAGCCATCCTCGGCGTAGTTGTCCGTGGTGACGTAGAAGACGTAGAGGTTCCCCTGAATACCGCCGTCCGCCGTGTCGTAAAGGGCCAGCCGAACCTGTTCGACCTTCGACCACGCGCTGTTGCCGGAACCCTCCGGCAGGTATATCCGCATCATGACGTGCGAGCCGTCCACGTCCGTGTCCAGCGCCAGCTTTCGGATTTCCGGGTACTGGCCGGTCCCGCTGGCCGTCATGGCGACCGACTGGGCGTTGGTCCCGCCGCATTTGAAATTGACCGTGTCGTCGGCAACCGTGCAATCCACGCCCGCCCATTCGGTCTTGTCATCAAGGGCCTCATGGTGCACGGTCTGGCCGACGTAATTCGCCTTGGGCGCCGGGTTCATTCGGGCCGTTATCAGGTGGTTAATCGAACCCATGGATAGCTCCTTTTTCACCACACGAAGACGCGCAGGTTCGTGTAGTTGCTGCCCGGTGTTAAGTTCTTGGCCTGGATCGACTGGCCCTTGCCTATGTCCAGACCGTCCAGGATGTACGCGGAGTTCTGCACGACCTCGATGTTGTCCGTCACGCCGCCGTCGGTGGAGATGACGGCCCCGTTGCCCGGGTCCAGAAGGACCATCATCGTGTGGATGTTGCCCGGCAGGACGCCCAGCTCGACGTATGCATCCGCGCCGGCCGCCTGGGCCGTCAACGGGTTCGGATGGCCTGCGATCACGCTCATGTCGATCTCCTATTGCTTACAGTTCCGCGCCGACGACGTTGCCGACGGCGCCGGCCTCGCCGATGGCGGTGATTATGCCCAGATACAGGTTATCCGCGCCGATAGTGTACGAGCCGCCGGGGTGGGTGGCGTCCGTCCGGGCGGCCAGCGGTATGCCCTCCCCGACCACGGCCGTATCGCCCAATGCGAGCCAGACGAACTTGTCCGTCCAGTTGATGATCGTCGCGGCGCGGCGGAAGGCGTTGGCCGCCAGCACCGTCACGGACTCGTCCAACACCTCCACGGCGAAGGAGGGGTCCGCCGCGACCTCTTTACCGGAGACCTCGACGCTCGTTACGCCCATGTCAGTTTCCTTTCATCCGCCCTCGCAGATAGGCGGTGTCGTTGCTGATCTCGTCCAGCTTCTCAAAGATGCAGGTGATCGACTGATCCCGATCATCGCTGCGCTTGGTCATGTCCATCTGCTGCTGCTCCACGACCTTCAGCCTGGCCCTGGCGTCGAAGATTTCGCGCACCAGCCAGATGTTGTACGGAACGATTATCAGGCCGAGAACCCCCAGCGTGATCGTCCATTGCAGCTCCGTAATTCCAAGCATAGGCTTGCCCCTTGCAGAAAAAAAAGGGGCCGCCTTTTGCTGGTAAGGTGGCCCCTTCTTCTGGAAAAAGGTCAGTTGACTTACTTATCGCCGAGATTGATCCAGGCGATCGTGATGGTCCCGGTGAAGGTCGCGCTCATCGCGCCGACGTGCGCCGCGTTGTCGTCGATCAGCAGGTTCAGGAACAGGTCCAGCGCCGTCGCCGTCCCGTCCGTGCAGCGAGCGGCCGTCTCGGTCAGGCCCGTCGCTATCGAGATCGCATCGACGTTGCCCACAAACGCGACGGCCTGAGTGGTCGCCGTCGATTGCAGGTAGCGGCCGGTGTCCGCCACGACCAGGCCGGTGGCGTGATCCGTCGGTGCGGCCGTGCCCAGTGCGACATCGCCATCCCAGGTGGCGATGATCGGGGCGACGGCGGTGACCGAGCCGTCGATCACGGCGCCCAGCGTCATAATCAGCCCGGCGGGGAAGTCGTAGACCTTCGAGCCGCCGAACTGGCCCGCGGCCGCCTCATCCGTGATCGTGATCGGCAGGGCCGTGCAGGTCAGGACGGTCTTGTGGACGACGCCGTCGCCCTTCTCCACGGCGGTGATCGTGGCGCCGGCGACCGCGCCTATGCCGTAACGGCTCTCGATCGCGTCGTTGGCGAGGTCACTGATGTCGGGAATACTCACCTCTCGGCGCTTCCCCAATTGTTGTTCATCGTTAATTGCCATCATTGGTTTGTTCTCCTTGGAATCCCACGGGCGGCCCCCCTTTCGGGGAGCCGTCCGCAGGCGTCATCTTCACGCACCGTTGCGTTGGTTCTTGCAGGAAGCGTCTATATGACCAGCCAGGCGAGCGTGCCGCCCGCCGTGGGGATCATCAGCGTCCCGGTCACGTCGGACTTGTCGGCCAGGGCGTTGAAGTCCGTGGCGACGATCCGCCGGGCGATCTCGTAAGCCTCGCCGTCGAACGCCTCCAGTATGGCCTCCACCATGTCGGCCTTCTTGGCGTATGCTGCGTATGCGTCGGGCATATTCTCACCTCTTTTCAGGACAGTCTTGTTCTCTGCGGACCCGGTGGGCCGTTAGCCGCTGATCTCGATCACGCCGCAGGCTTCGGGACGCAGCCACTTGCTGCCCTTGAAGCTGGCGGCGCCGATCAGCCACGCCCGCTTCGACTCCATCCAGGTCGGCCCGAAGGCGTCGATGTTGACGTAGTTGACCTGCCCGGCGGCGCTGCGGTCGCCGATGCAGACCGCGGCCGTGAGGCTGTAGTCGCCGGAGTACGAGTACGAGCTGTTTCCGACTTTGGCGATCCAGCTGGCCGCCTGGGTCGCGTCGTTGACGCAGGGCGTCAGGTTGGTCTTCTTGATCGCGAAGCCCTCAGCCTCGTACAGCTTTCGGGTCAGCTTGGTGTTGACGTTCTGGTAATCCCGGCTCAGCAGCGTGTTGTCCTGCCGCAGAACGCGGTGCATGTACGGCCCGATGTAGGCGATGCGCCCTTCCTCGGGAACGTCCTTCTCGTCCATCTTCTGGGCGATCTCGGCCAGGTTGTTCTGAAACTGCTTGCTGCCCGTGATCGAGATCGGGTAGGCCGCGGCCAGGGATGCGCCTGCCTGGGCTACGGTCAACTGGTTGCCGGCGGGGAACTCATTGACCGGGCCGCGAGCGGCCGTCTTGGCGCCCTGAATGATCCGGCGCAGCAGCAGGGCGTCGGTGGTGCGGGCCAGCGCCCGGCCGGCCTGCCTGGCCCGCTCAGCGCGGGTGTCCCAGTGGCCGATCATCTCGTCGACGGTGGAGAGGTAGTTGTGGGCGACCCGCTCCTTCGTGTCGACGGGGACGGTCCGCTCCTCGGAGATCGGCTCGTCGTTGCCCGCCAGCTCAACGCCGGGCTCGTGGACCTCATCCTCCATCTTCCAGATGGCCGGGAACTGGTAGGATTTCCCCTCTGTGATCTGCTTCTGGAGGATGTCGGGCTCGACCTGCGTGAGCGTCTCATAGGCCTCGATCACCATCCCGGAGTACATCTTCAAGGCAAGGGCGAGATCGTCGGCGTTCGAGCCGAGATCCCTCAGGTGTCTGTTAAGTACGGGATCCATCGTGTTCTCCTCTGATGAAAGGCCCGCCGTTCGGCGGGCGTTTCAATGTGCGCACGGTCCCGAGGAGAGTTATCCATCGCGCCGCCGGGTCCCGATGGGATTGTCCGGTGGGCCGATGGGCCCTGCATGGGCATGTGCCGCTGACGTGTTGATGCTTCACTGAAAAAAGAATCGCCGCGTTATCCCCCAACGCGGGGGGCGCGGCGGCTGTTTGTGGTTTTCGTAAGGATTTACGGCAGGGAATTCGGGTCGGCCTGCTTCATTCTCCGCTCGACCGACTGTTGGTACGCCCGGTCGAAGTCCGGGCTGGACTCCTTGCATCGCGGGTCGCGCAGGGCCGCGGTCATCTCGGCCCTGGTCTTGAACGGCCCGCCGTCCGTGCCGACCGCGCCGCCCTCGCCGCTGATCAGCTTCTTGGATCCGGCGGATCCGGTGGCCTGATTGAATCGGTCCATAAGCCACTGCACGGCGGGAACGGCCAGTTGCGGGGCGGCGGTGTCGTTGACCTGAGAATTGAACCACTCCATCTGGTCATCCGTGAGATTGGTCGCGCCCCATTTGCGGGCCGCTTCGAGCTTCTCGGGTCCGCCGGCGGCCTCCTCGATCTTCGCCAGCGTGGCGGCCTGCTGCAGCTGGCCCAGCCGGGCGGCCAGACCGTACCATGAATCGACCATCGACTTGCCGACGCCGTGATCCTTGAACGCCTTGTATTGCTCGGCGGTCAGCTCGCCCTTGGCAAGCCACCTTGCGGCGACCTCCTCCGCCTCCAGCCCCATCTGCCTGACCATCTCGTCCGGCCCGATCTCGTCGCGGGCCAGAATCGCATCCGCCTGGGCGGACATGCGGGCCTCCAGGGCGGTGTAGGATTTGGCGAGTTTGGCGTGATCGACCGTCCCGTCCTCCTTGAGGAACTTCTTGGGGATGCCCTCAAGGCCGGAATCGGCCGTTTTCGCCTTGTCATCCGCGACCGCGGCAGCCGCCGCGGCCTCGGCCTCGCCTGTCTTGGCGTCCGGTGCTTCGGTGTCCGTGTCGGCAGTTTCAGTTTCCGGCATGGTGCGCTCCTTTGCGGCGTTTAAGGAAAACCCAGGGAAGCCTTCCGTGGGCGTTGGTTTTATGCTGTTTCTCGCGCCGCGGCCTGCTCGGCGACCTTCCCGGCCGTGGCGATGGCCTGCTGGCCCGCCTGCATGAGCAACTGCTGCTCGATCTCCTTGGCTATCTCCTCCTGCACTTCGGCCTCCGGCCTCAAGGCCAGTTCCGACCGGGTGCTGGTGGCCTGGACGATGGTTTCGATGAACCATCGCTCGTCCAGGCGTCTCAGGCCGTTCGGGATCTCCTTGACCATTTGCAGGATCATCAACGCCCGGTCGAGGTCGGCCTGCCGCCCCAGCGACGAGAGACCCGTGAGGATCTCGATGTGCACGAAATCGGCCAGCTTGGACGGCATCGGCTCGAGCAATCCGTCCCGCTCCATCTGGTGCTCGATCCGCTTGACATACGGGATCTGTATCTCATCGGCGATCTGCGTGTAAGTGCCGCCGAGTACCGACTGCAGCTCGGTGGCTAGGCGCATGATCTGGGTCGCCGTGACCCTGTCGCCGGTCGGCTGCGTGGCCGATTCGATCATCATCACGCGGCCGAGCCGCTTTCCGATGTCGTCGAGGTGTGCCTTGGCGACGGTGAAATCACGCGCCTTGTCCGTGGTGAGGAACGCTATGCCGTCGACCTTACCGTCGGTGACGCGGCCGGTGATTATTTTTCCGTTGGGAAGTTCGAGGTCCTTCGGGCTGTACTGCGACGCCGGATCGACGGCGATCAGCAGCTTCGCCAGCGCCGTCATGCCGTCGTTGATCGCCTTCTCCAGCGCGTTCGCCGAACGCAGACTGCCGAACCATTCCTCGACGAAGCCCCGCGAGTAATCCTCGCCCGGCATTTCGAGGAAGCCGACGGGCACGTAGGGGTTGACGGTCTCGACGGATTCGTTGATGATCCGCTTATTGAGTTCCTGCTGGATCAGCCAACTGCCGTCTTCCTGCAGGGCATCTTTCGTGTAGAGGTGCCACTTAGGCCGGGCCCACGCCCTGTAATCGGACTCGCCGGGCAATTCATCCCGCTTCACGTCCGCCAGGGCGAGCTGCTCATCCGTCAGCCACAGCGGGTTGATCTGCTCCTTCGTGATTATCCGCCGCACGCTGCCCGTCACATCCCGCCGCCAGACGAACTGGTCGAACCGGAAGATCCGCAGGCGGTAGTCATCCTGGACGCGGAACAGGCTGTTCCCGCAGATCAGCAGCTGCTCCAGCAGCGACCGCATCTTCGGGCGGTACTGCGTGGTCTCCATCCGGCAGTTCATCGCGTACTCGCGCGCGAAAAGCCAGTTGCGGAACCCATCCGCTAGGTCCTTGCGTAATATCGCTTCTCGCTGCATGTCGGCGTGGGCGACCTTGCGGAACCATATCTCCGCCGGGAACATCGCCGTCAACACGGAATTGACCAGCGACGTGACGCCGTGCGCGCCCAGGTCGTGGATGGGGCGCTCGATCTCCTGCCCGGGCGTCAGGCCGGCCTGCGGCATGGCCGTCGGGATCGTCAGCATGGCCGCCTCCCTGGCGCGAGCCAGCCAGGGGTATCGGTCGCTGTCGGCCCGCTCGAACTCCTGTTTGAGCGTCAAAGGCGCAGCCCCGCCACGTCGGAGCCCAGCGACAGGCCGGATTTCGGACGATTGATGACAAGGGACTCTCGCCCGCGTCTCTTGGCCTCCAGGGCCGCCCGCTGGCGGGCCAGGCGGGCCTGCTCGTCGCTGTCATCCGCCTTCGGCGCCTCGGGTATCTTCGGTACGGGGGGAATCTTGGGCTTTTGGCCGCCTCTCGCTATCGAGACGCCGGCGGCAGCCGCGCTGGATACGCCAGCGGT